AGTTGAAGCCATTAGAATTCCTTTGTAAATGCAGTACTTCGTCCTATAGTCTCTGCATCGTCCGCTGGGGCGGTCTATAGGACTGGGGTTCCCCAGTGTTATTGTATTTATACTCTGTTTTTCCCCGTGAAGCAACTAAAACAGCTTATACTGGCGCTTGGATCTCAATAAAGTCCGTAGCAAGAAATCAGACAGATTGGACTGAGATACAAGTTACCTCAAAAGTAACTACTCGCGGGTCATTACCCATCAACTGAGACATACCAACTAGCTGCTCTTCGCACCCCGCTTTAGTGTACGTAGACGGGCCCTGCATAAAGCCGCACTGCTGAGCCAAACATAAATAAGCAATCGGTATCCACATCATAACAATCTCCATGGTTAGATTTTAATGTAACGCTAAGGAGTCTCTGTGTCTACCAACTTGTTCGATTTCTTTAGGTTCTCTTCCTGCGTAGTGACGCGCAGGTTCCACGGTACATGTAGTCCTCCGAGACTTAGTTACAGGTAACACTTAAAATATATTATGTTACGCGCCCCACGCCAATAGAAAAGAAAAACCCCCGCTTTTGGCAGGGGCTAAATCACCTAAGTGGCTGATTTAATTAGCCTGCACCAGCAGAGCCGAACATACCGAGGGGGTCGCTGAAACCGAAGCTGTATCGCTCCCGCGCTTTGTATCTCACATTACCAGTCTCGAAGTCTCCATCCATTCCTGTTGACATAGGAGTACGAACAAAGTGCTTCAAGCCGTTAGGTACGTCAGTACAAAAGAAGAACGCATCAGGATCGGTCAAGTAGTGGTTAATTGTGTAACCACCGGGAATCGAGCCATTGTTCGCAATCGCGTTCACGTCGTTGTCGGCCGTACCAACACGCAGGGAGGTCTCGAGTAAACGAGTTGCCACAAACTGCAATGAAGGAGGAACGACCATCTTCGTGAGGCGAGCAGCGATCAACAAGCCACGCTCATCAGTAAACGCAGCGGTTTGAATAACAGCATTTTCAAGTGCCGTTTCGTTCAAGTCTGTTGCCACTGAATAAGTGTTGCTGTTGGTGCCACCACCGACAAGCGGGTGAGCCGTCGAGAACAAAGCAACCCCATCACCGCCAGCAAAGGCAGCGTTGAAGCCGTTGTTCAAGATTGAAGCCGCTTTGACCTGCTTGGTGTATGCCATAGCGCGAGCCAAGGCTTTGGTGTAGCGAGCTGAAAGTGAGTCATAGAGGTTGTCCTCGATAGCTTCTTCCGTCAAGCTGAAACCCAAAGCAATGGTTTCGTGGCTGTAGCGTGCAGTGAATGCTTCTTGGGCGTTATCGTAAGCGATTGCGCTGCCTTCGTTCTTGACTGGAGCAGCCGAGAAACCTGACAGTTTTGTCTCTTCTTCAAACGAACGCTCAGAGGTCTCTGTTTCATAGATCTCTTTGTGCTCTTCGCCGTAGGTTGAATACTCCATACCAAACAGAGCGTTTAGTCCGGGGACCAGCTCCTTCAGTAGTTGTGCGCGTGAAATAGCCATGATTTACTCCTTATACGCCAGTCGTGTTGTTGTACTGGTGGATGTTGATCTTAACAATCAACTCGACAAACGCATCGGCGCCAGTAGCGGTTGCAGGAACCACGTCAATAACGCGGATAGGCAGTGTGTTAGTAGTAGCAGCGGACGAGCCAAGAACTGATACGCCTGAATTGCCAGTGTCTGTATCGCCTGCACCCTGAATAAGCGACATGTTAGAGCCGATAACAGCACGAGCAGCAGCAGCAACATCACTTGAGCCATCAGTTGAAACAACCTGAAACAAAACGCTCGGGTCATCAACAACATAGGCAACAGCGTCAGAAGCAACAGTGCCAGCAGGCCAATATTGCGAAGGCAATGGCTGCTTAGTGGTTGGGTTGGTATAAGCGCAACCAACGAAAACACCTACGGGCGAGCCCGTTGTGGTGCCAGTGAATTTTTCAACAACGCCGGTCGCAACAACAGAAACCAAATCACCGTTAAAAATATTAGATGCAAAGCCAGACGCAATCTTGATGTGGCGCACAGCGCCTGCGAATGTCGTTCCACCTAAACGGTTGATTGGCTTGAGGCCGTAAGCAGCGCTAACAGTAGGATAAGCCATTTGTTAACTCCAATTAAATTAAGATCCGTTGCCAAAGCTGGTCGTGGACTTACGCTCTTTAAATAAGGGCATCCGCGCATCACTTTGACGCATAAAGTTGTTATCGACACCTTCAGACTGTCTTTCGCTTTGATTTGCGTAATATTGATTACGTTGATCGACTAATTCTTGAGGTGACTTACACAACAGGAGACCACCGACTTCGATATTATCTTTAAACCGAGAATTGGGATCTATGAATAACTTCATCTGTGGCTGCTCTTCAATGCTTACTGCTTCCCAACCTTCCCGCGTTTTAGCAGAAATGTTTCGTGGGTCAGCGTTGTTGAGGAGAGAGACTCGAATCCAGCGATAGGCGTACCCTGCTTCACGAACAGGTTCCGGTAAAAGAGACGCGGGTGCCCATGCTTTCGGACGGGCGGTTTGCTCACGATTCTGCGATTCACGGGGTATACGGTTTTCAGCCATTTTGATTCTCCAATTCAGCCATTTTCTTTGCGTAGAGCTCAAGAGGAACACCTAGTCTCTTAGCCACGTTTTGTTGCGTTACTGTTAGCCGAATCTTCTTCGGGGCGGACGTGCGCTGTGCCGGAGCAACAACGGATTTTGCGCGGCGGGGCTGGTCTGGGCTAGACTCAAACTGATCTGGGAAAGCCCTTCGCATAGCATCGTCGATTTTGTAATAATACTCATCACTCTTTGTATAGGGCTCACCAAACTCACGCACTAACTTATTGTGCACTCCGTAGGCAAACCCTGTCATATCTTCATTACCGGGTTTCTCGAACCATTGGTTCTTTTCCGCCCAACTCACAACTTTATCGTCTAACTGCGGCGATTGTGGTTGTGTTACAGGGGTAGTATATTCCCTATGTTCTTGTTTCTGCAAGTTTGAGGGCTTAAAGGAATTAACCTGCGTCATTTCGTTCTGCGCTTTGTACAGATCCTCCTGCGCATTAATCACGCCATCCGTATCGCCAGACTCTAAGGCAACCTTTAAATTTGCTTTAGCGGCATTGATATTAAGCTCTGCTAATGACTTGGATTTATCAATATAGGCAGATTGCCCGACGTTTACATACTCGTGTAGACGTTTGTTTTCGTCAGCCATCACTTTAGCTGCCCGCTCTAGCTCCGCCATCTGTCGAGACAGGGCTTCGGCTTTACGGCGCTCGTCGTGTCGCGCATGAGTTAGCTCTTTGAGACGCTTCTGAACCTTGGCGCTATAGTCGTTAAGCTCTTCCTCGGTGGGCTCCTCTATTTCCTTTTCTAGCGGCTTGCGCCCGCGATCCTGCTCAGGTGTATCGTCCACGATTTCAACATCGGGTTTACCCTCAGCGCTAGATTCCGCACCTTCTAACTCCAACTCAAACTCTGGGGCTTCTTTCTCTTTGCCCTTTTCATCGGGAAATTGATATTCTTGCATGGTTTACTCCTTATTTGCGTCTAATGCCGCGAGGGTCTTCAACAACAGCCTCAACAGAATCATCGTTTATCAGGCGGAACTCTTTGCCGTGAATAATTAGCCTAGAGCCCGAGTTCGGACGTACTAAAACAAAATCGCCTTCCTTGCACCACGGGCCTGAACTGAATCGCTCTGGGTCTGCGTAACAATCAGGGCCAATTGCAACCACAAACAACACCGTGGTTAGCACTTCTTCATAACGCACGGTCTCATCGGCTTTGGCAATACCGCTCTCGAACTCCTTTTCGACCTCAGGAATGGCACATAACATACGGTACCCAGAAGGTTTGGGGAGTTGGGAAGCCTTAGCCTCTGTGTTAATTGCTCCGATAATCTGAGGATTATCTGGGTTTGTCGCGATAAGTATCTCACTCATCGTTTTTCTCCATCGTTTCTTTGAGGTCCAAAAGGTCGCGTTCTGCATGGGCTAGGCCCTCAATTACTCCACACAGACGTTGGTACTCTTCATAGCTACGGCATGTGCCCGTAGAAACAGCGTCAGCAATATCATTCATACGTTCCCGATATTTGCCGCGTAGTAGATCAATAATGTCCATCCATTACTCTCCTTTCGTTTGTTGCGTTTGTTGCGTTTGCACTGATACCTGTGCTTTGGTCTTGGCGACGTCAATACCCATTCGCATTCCCTCTGCTTGGTTTCGAGCCTGCATCTCTTCGGCTTTAAGCCCTGCCTTTAGCATATCTAGCTGTTGTTGCGACTCCAGCTTTGCCCTAACCTGAGCAGTCTGCGAACCGATACGTAAACCTTCTTTCTCCATATCAGCCTGCAATTTTTCGCGCTCTAATGCCAATTTATCAGCGTCTGCCGCAACGTCAGCCATCATCTTTTTCTCTTTGATCTCGACTTCTTTCATCTTGATCTGCATTTCTTGCTGCTGCATTTGAATGATCGGATCTTGTTGCGTTTCGGCGTTTTTCTTAGCTTGGGCTTCTGCTTGATGTTTACCAAGCAACTGACCTGCTGCTTCCGCTGCCAAACGCGACATTTGTGCTTCTACTTCTTCGGTCATCTCAGTGTCTGGGTGAGGTAATGTGACACCCATCTGGCGTTGGATTTGATCTCTGTAAGCAAAAGCAACGTGCTCGGTAATATGCGCATTTGCTGCTTGCATTAAGACCTGCGCCTGTGGGTTCTGACCCATGACTTGCATCAACACAGGATCCTGCATTGCTGCCATATGGACTTGGATATGCGCCTCGTGGTCTTGGTACATAAAGGCTTTAACAGGTTTACCGTTAAGAATGTCCATGTTCTCACTGATAGGATCAACCGGCTTCTGGTCTTCCTCTAACGGCACTAACTCGGCTGCGTCCTTAATATTTAAGACATCCAACATCTGCCGATGCAGCTTAGGCAGGTTGTAAATCTGTGGCGCCATCTGAGCCAACTGAATCACCGCTTGATACTGCACTACCCGCTGAGCCAATGTACTGGCGTTAGGATCACTGACAGGGATAATCTCTACGTGGCTGTAGTCCTCGCGTCGAGCGTGGATGTGTCCGTCTTCTGGCTCATAGTCATAACTTTCAGAGGCGTGGTCTCGGATCATTACCGCAAGGAGTTTGAGTTCCTGCTTCATGGCGAAGTGCATCCGTGCCTGAACAGCCGACATCACCTTTAAGTTACGCTCGATTAACGCAAGTGTGGTACCCACTGGTGCCTGTGCCGACATATCCGACACTTTCATATCTGGGCTAGCTGCGAACCGTCGCGCTTCTTCCGAGATAATACCCAGTAGTGATAGCAGCGCTTGTGACGGCTCCTTGTATGGCAACGGCATGATATTGTCACGCAACGCACCAGAGGACACATCCACATCACGGAACTCGCCCGGAGAAATCGGTGTGTCATCTCCCTTAATACGTAGGCCCCGAGTCTTCAAACCACCCGGTAAGTTAGATAGCGTACCTGCATCAACCAACTGACGTGTAATAGCCGTCGCTGACTTGGCTGAGTTACCAATTAAGTGCACCAAACCAAATCCGTATGACCCAAAACCCGGCACGTACTGGTAATGCACGAAATACTGGTTAGGGCGCTTGTATACTATTTGCGCTGCGCGGTTGCCCTCAGTCTTTTTAGGTACTGGGTCCCAGTTACGGCGAACAGCCAGCACATCACCCGTGTCTTTCAGGATGGTTACGACATAAGGCAAGGGAATACCCGTGGGTTCGCCATCGCTATCAACATCCTCAAAGCCCGGAATATCCAGCTCGACGTGCATCTCTAGCAGTAGGGGGCGGTCGTCATAGGTTGCGCTAAACCCGCTTTCTCGGTCT